CCTTCTATGATTACTGAACCTGTGGTTGATGCTGGATTACTTGTATCTACAATATGAAGTTTCTGACTTGGCGAAGTCGTGCCTATACCAACTCTGCCGCCAGTTTCCCAAGTCATTACATTTGCTGCATTTGCTTCATCTCTAACGGACAATGTATCATCAGAGCCATCATTCCATATTCGCCATTTAGTTGAACCATTTGTAAGAAAACTCAAATTAGAATCATAAGAAGAAGAAGCTCTATCTATTAATAACGATGCATGTCCACCTTGCACTTTAATCGTATTGCTTGTTGTTCCTGAACCTGAAGTTATATTACCACTAGAGATAGTTCCGATATTCAATAAATTGCGATTAGCTGATATAACAGAAGTTCCACCTATTTCTAAAGCACCTGTTGTAATATTGACATTTTCATAAGGTGTTAAATTTATATTACCTGTACCAGAGGTTCTATCCATAGTAATGATAAAGTTCTGGTCATCATGTCTGAGTGTTCCATGATTGCCATAACCAGTACCGAAAGCAATCTCCAAACCATCTGACCCATGTGCAAATCTAGCCAAACCTTGCACTAAAAGTTTTTCACTAAAGTAACTTGTGCCACCACCTATATTGGCAGATGCGATATTAGTAATATTTCTTGAGCTTGTAATAACTTCAGTTCCAGCTATAGAAATACCTGCATTAAAGTTAGCTGCACCTGCATTTGACATATCAAGGGTAAGAGCTGTTATGTTTCCTATACCAGCATCATTACCTTGAAACTTTATATCTGCATCAGCGATTTGTGATTTAAGAATTAACTCAGGATTTGCAGCATCAAAGATCAACCTTCCTCTATCACCACCACCATCGTGAAATATTAAATTACCACCATCACCAGAATCTATAATGACACTACCAGTAGAGTTTTTTATGTAACTGTTAGAGCCATCGTGATAAATTTGTAGGTCATCTGAAGCACCAAGTTTTATTTTCTTACTGTCAGCTAAATCTATATCACCTGCAAAGGTGGCACCTGTGCTTGTCAATCTAAGAGGTTCTACACTTTGCAATTCAAAAAATATTTCTCCACCACTTACAATATTTTTCATAGCGAAGTTACCTGCTTGTGAACCATGATCTGCGCCATAAGCAAGTATGTAGGCACTAGAGCCTGAGTGAGCAGACGTTATCCATCTCTGTAAGGTGTAATTTGTACTTGCACTACTACCAATAATAAGTGGTACGGCAGCAGTAGCTCCTGTATTTGCAGTAATCGCACCACTAGATATAGTACCGATATTTGTTAGGTTTCTTGAAGTATCAATTACAGATGTGCCATTAATCTGTAAAGCACCAGTCGTTAAATTTATATCACCAGAATTATTTACTCTAACTCGTTTAGTGACACTATTGTCAGCAATTACAAATAGATCTCCTGCATCAGAATCATGTCCTAATAAAGCACCATAAGTACCACCACCATCATCATTCAAATTTATCCATACTTGGTTGTCACCAGATTCAAATTTAGCAACAACATTAGTTGAAGCGTGTTTGACATGAAGAACATTATCTGGTGACGAAGTTCCTATACCAACCTGTCCACCAGCTTCTATGACCATTCTTGTTGTACTGTTTGTGTCAAAAGCTAAAAGATGATTGCTGTATGTACCAATATGTGAATTACTGTCTTGAGCATACATGAGTAAGTTACAAGAATTAGTTGTGTCTGTTAAAGTAATTTTTGGTGAAGATGCACCAGTAACAGATATATTGCCTGAACCTGAATAAGTTCCGATATTTGTTAGGTTTCTAGAAGCTGTAATTACTTCACTTCCTGCTACTTCTACTGCACCTGTTGAATTAACTCTAAAGTAATGACCTGAAGAATTTTCACATCTAATGGCATAACCACTATCTTGTCTTATATCTAATTTTGCAGCAGCACTTGTGTTACCTAAACAGAGGTTGCCTGAACTGTCTATTCTCATACGTTCAGAACCAGTAGTTGTTGTGCCATTAGCAGCAGTCATAAATGAAATTCTGGTTGCAGCATTAAAGCTACTAGTACCACCACCGACTATAACTGCATTTTCTGAAGAACTAGAAAAACCACCAAGACCTAAGAAGCCTTCTTCATCAGCATCGTACTGTTCAAAAGTTAAAGCTGAGTATTTAGTTGTATCGTCAGAAACAGAACTTGCTAATCTTAATTGGCTATAATTACCACCACCAACTATTTCAGTTTTGTAAGATGGCGAACTCGTTCCTATCCCTACTTTAGAATCTTCCGTAATTCGCATTACCTCTGTTACAGTTCCAGCATTAGCAGTATGAAATGATAAGTCACCACCTTGTCCTGAGTTTGTATTTGTTTCGACATCTGCTCGTATTCTTGCATATACAGCTTCACTAGCATCTGCTGTATTAAAACTAAAGTCTAAGAAAGAAGCTGCGGCAGTAGACGAATTACCTCTGTAAAAATTAACTAAACTTGAAGTATCTTTACTTACTTTAAGAGAACCTGAAGTTATATCACCACTTGAAATAGTGCCTATATTAGTCAGATTTCTAGAACTATCTACAATTGTTGTGCCATTCAACTGGTAGCTA